ATATGATAAAGATAAAACCCTTTATTACTTTTGTTTCATTGCATTAGGTTGAAATTGTTTACCAACCTCCTCGTGGTGGACATCCAAATTTTACGCGTTTATTATAATATCCACCATTAGAAAAACCAGGTATAGTAATTTTTGGAATTCTTATCTCTAATCTTTTTCGACCTGCCGCTGTAAATCTTACTATAAATTCATTTTCGGCTTCGGGTATAAGTTCCGATGGAATGTTATCGGGTTCAGCATCCCCACCTAATGGAGGAGTAGTTCCTCTGACAGCGTAGTCTAAGGACAACTCAACTCTTTGATATTTAGCTAGTTCTTCTCTTTCCCCTTTTTGTCCAGTATACTCAGGTCCACTGGTTCCAGTACCATCAACTGTTATTGTTTTGTCTCCACTCTTAATTTTTATTTGTTTTCCGGCATTTGTCCCTTTACTATCGATGACAATCCCTTCAGGATTGAAGTAAGCATTTCTTTTTTGTAATCCTTGTACCAAATAATCATAAACTACTTTTGCTCTAGCGTCTGACAATTCTTGAAATGTTGGTATTTTACCTGGAAAAGTTTGTTTACTTACACCGTTAGGTGTAGTTGAACATGAAGATTTTAGAATCATTTTAGGCACGTAAACATCTACAGGTTTTCGTCCTTCCTCTTGGATTGCAACTGTCATATTTTTAATTCCTTCATCAATAGCACCAAAAATTTCATCGTCAATGTACTTTTTGAATTCCGGTGTCATAACTGCCTCATTGTAAGCAAACTGCATTGGTTGTTTTATCTCAGGAGAAGTAATCATCTGATATCCTTGTTCCACTATTGGAACTGTGGGAACTTCTCCAACTTTACCTGCATTTACTTCATTTTTAATTGTTACATTGTTATCAACAACAATTTTTTTATTTTTGTAGTTAACATACGAATCATCGAACACTCCGTCCCCATACTTTACTTTATATTTCCCGAGTATGTTTTTTCCCCCAGTAGAACGTGGTCCCGCATAATGTGAAACTACATATAGAAAGAACTTTGGGTTATCTACTCTCATTTTTTCAAACGTGCTAAGAGATAGTTCATCCATAAGACCCTTCATTTCATCCACTTCTTTATTGAAGCGTTTACTACCAACTCCCATCTCTCTTGAGTAGGTGTCCAAATCTTTTTGGTTCAAATATTTTTCTATATTAGGGTCCCGAGTTGATAAGATTCTCTCAACCCCTCTATTTTGTTTAACCTTTACTTGTTCCGACATTAAGTAAAGATTTTTTGTTGCCGATTCATGAAGAGATAAAATTCTATTTCTTTCTTCGTTAGATATTTCCCAAGTTTGCTTAATCATACTATACAATTTATTATAAATATCAGGATAAAAAAAAAGGGACAATTTCTTGTCCCTTTTTACCATATCGAAATTTCGATTATCTCAATTCTCTCAAGTCGAATGTTCTTACTCCATCAACTGTGATTCTACCGTAGAATCTGTTATTAACCATTTTCTTAGCGTATCTAGTCATGATACCTTTGATTGGTGTAAAGTTGAATGGATTGTACATTGTAGGAGTTAATTGTAGAGGTACATACGGTGCGTAGATGTAACCAGTGTCCAATAGAGAAGTTCCTTTGTGACCCATCAATACTTGGTTTGGTGGGAAGTAAGGGTCTCTATACACTTGATAACGACCTGCTAATGTACCAACTCTTTCAATACCCATGTTGTACTGATCCTGCTCAGGAGCTGCGTTTGATACGTGGAAGTATTCCAAGTCATCGAAGATAGCACTAATTTCAGAAGATACAACGATCCAGTTAGCTCCACCTCTCAAAGTAGATTTGTGGATTTGTGCTGAAATTTGGTTGATTGCTGTGATAAGAGTTTGGTTCCAATCTTTCTGAGTATAAGGAACTGCGTTAGATCCTAATCTCTTCCATCCATTGTAATCCCATCTTAAGTTCCAAGCCGCTCCTTTTCTAAGGTCTCTCAAGATTTCTCTATCGATTTCAGCTGCAACTTGCTCAGATAACAATGCAGTTAATTCAGCTTCAGCGTCGATGTTGTGGAATGCCGCAACGTCCTGTGCCATTTCTGGAGACCACTGTGCTCTTAGTTTTCTTTCAGTTACAGAAACTGTTACTGACATAAGGTCGAATGAAACTTCACCAATCTTATCTTCGAATTCCAAGTTCTTATAGATTCTATAAGTAGCTGTGAATGCGTTGTCAGCTGCAGCTGTAGATTCGAAAGTAGAACCTGTGTAACCATCTAATGAACCACCACAAGTGATACATACTGGTACTTGAAGATCAACCTCTAAGTAGATTTTACCTTCAGCATCACAAAGGTTGTCATACTGACCACCATCTGTCTTACTGTTAGGGAATACCAACGTAGCGTTGTTGTTACCATACTCAACAATACCTTTACCATATCTCTGAGTTACAACTCTAAACAAGTAAGGGTTAGAAGTGTTTGCTGAAGTGTAAGCGTTTCCAGCAACACCATATACAGTCAAATCAGATAAGAATGCTTCGTTATCCATTGGTTGACCATCAGGACCAATTAACTTACCAGCTCCATCAGATGCAAAACCTGACATAACGATAAGAACTTTTCTATAGTTATCCAAAGTGTAAGCTGAAGGGATTAAGTTACTTCCAGCCCATGCTACAGTACCAACTTGTGCTGTGATAGCTGAATATTGTCCTTTAGAATAATCGAACAATCCAGGAGGATCCAAAGCTGGTTCGTTACCTTCATAGAATCTGTCGTAGAGATCCTTAGTGTTATTGTAGTCATAACCACTGTTAGGAGTTTGACCAGCCGCAGCGTTTGGAGAACCATAAGGTGCGTAGTGCTCAGTTGTACCTGGTTGGTAAGACTGAATGTTAGGTACGAAGTAGAATAATTTACCGATTGGTAAGTTCATTGCTTGTACTGAAACGATATCGTTTGCTAATAATTTAGAGAAAACTCTTCTTACGATAGGGAAAACAACTGTTTCAAATGCACCTGTATCAGATGTAGATGATGCTTCGTTAATTAAGTGAGAAGCTTGGTTTTCATAAAGTTGAGCTACGTTTTCTCTCATGTGACCTTTAAGACCCTCAAGGAATCCTAATTTGTCCCATTTGTTGATTGTGTCTTCTTTGATAACTTTAAGGTGCTTAAGACCGATGTTACCTACAAGACCTGATTCTAATAATGCTCCCATTTTTAGTTTTTTGTTTTGTTTTATTTTGTTTATTTAATTTTTAGTTACCCAATTTTACTCATCAAATCTTTCATTCTTAAGAATTGAGGATTCTCATAAGTTTTTGATTCAATTAGGGTAGTTGATGAACCTGTAGAAACACTCTTGTTTAATTTAGTTTCAACTGATTCGTTAATTGGTGTACTTTCAGTTTTAGATAATTCATCCTTAATTGACTTATAAAGGTTTTTAGATTCTTTCAAAGTATCTACGTTATCGAATCTTCTAAGAATGTTAATTTTTTCCTTCTTTGTAGTCGAATGTTCAGTGAACAATCTTGTAGCATATGCCAAGTTAGAGTTGAAGATTGCAACTTCATTAAGTTTTTCTCTGAAAACATTTAATGCTTTTCTGTATTCTTCATTTTTCTCTCTCAACATCGCAACTTCTGATTCTGTGGATTCGGTTTTAACTCCGTTTTTACCGTAAACAAAATTTCTGTTTGGGGTAATTCCTTTTCTCAAACCTCTTCCTTCTTTTGAACCCATTCCATAAGCTCTAGCTGCTTCTTTAGTTTCTTCCTTTTCGAAAGCTTTTCTTTTAAGAGTATCACCTTTTTTGGTGGTATAGTCTTTATCACCCTTGTGAGTTTTTGACATATCACCTTTGTTCATTCCGTAATTACCCTCTTTTGTTTCAGCCTTAACAACTTTGGATTTTTGTTCCATATTTTCACCTTTCTTGTATTCGAACTTAGGTTTACCAGTTCCTACTGATTTTGGTCCTTCTTTTTTCTTCTCATCGAATCCGCCTTTTGCTTTATCTTTGTAAGTAAATTTAGGTCCTGACCCAATTCCAACACCTTTAGGTTTTACTGTCGATTTTGCCTCTCTAACAGCTCTTCTATGGTCGTAAGATTCGTCCAAATCTTCTTCTTCGTCCATCATGTCTTCTTCGTCCATCATGTCTTCTTCATCCATCATGTCTTCTCCTTCTTCGAGGTCTTCACCTTCTTCAAGATCTTCACCTTCTTCAAGGTCTTCACCTTCTTCAAGTTCATCTTCCTCGTCGAATTCAATTTCGTACATAACTTCTTCTTCATCTTCTTGGTCCATGTCGATATCATCAACATTTCCGTCTTGTGAGAAAATAGCGTTAATTACATCTTCTGTATCAACGTCCATTTCATCGATTTCTTCTACGTGCATAGTTTCATCTAATTCTTCCTCTTCCTCGGACTCACCAAGCTTGATTAAATATTCCGTATCAGCTTCGTCATCTGTTAAGTGAATTTCGTCATCATCTTTTTTCACGATGATTCCATCTTCTCCACTCATAGCTTTGAATACCTTTAGAATTTCTTCGTCTGAAGCTCCAGTCAAATCTATTGGACTTTCTTCTGAATCCATATCCATGTCCATATCAAATTCCATGTCCATTTCCATATCATCAACATTATCAACAGGCATATCGGTATCGATATCTGTATCTAATTCAATCTCATCTTCCATATCTTGCTCTGACAGAGATTCTTTTACTAATTGGTTGATTTCTTCCTTCATAGTTGAAGCAAGTATTCCTTTTGCATTTTGGGCGATTGCCTCTTCAACATTTTTCATTTGAATTAACGCCTCTTGTACTAAGTTTTTATTTTCTTGCATAGAAAAAAATTGTTTATTTTAACATATAAATAGTACCAAAATCAAAAAAATCCATTTCACAATATCTACAAAATAAAAAAAGTGGTCTATTGACCACTTTGTTTGTTCAGTGTGATTATTAATTACTCGATTACTTCATCGATTTTACTTTCAGAAACTGCGGTGATTCTCCAATCATGAGTGAAACCTTCATACTTCTTAGTTACTTTAGCTTCTACATCGGTGACAGAGTAACCTTTTACCAATTTCTCTTCTCTAACTTTTTTAATCTTACCTGTGTTCTCGTCAGGAAAATCATACTGAATTTTTGCTACAAAATACTTTTCTTCCATAATTTTATTTTCCCAAAAAATCGTTTAATTTTCTCATTAAGTCAACCGACTTTTCGACATACTCATTATTTTGTCTAGATTTTTTTTCCTCTTCCAAGTTTTCTTCGTATTTCCCTCTATCGTCTGGATTAGAGAATAGATACGCTCCTGGAGTTGATGGTGATGATACTAAGTCGAAGCAAATTAATTCGAAATCATCTTGTACTTCATTTCTCTCTCCGACTTTTTTTAACGACCCAACACCTCTCGATGAGATACCCAAAGTTACCCCTTGTCTCATTAAGTTAGCCGCTTGGTCTCCTTTAGTCGACACAATACCTCTCTCGTGAAAACCTGGAGAAGTCAATAATTTGAGTTTTCCCATGAGTATGTTTTTATCCCACCATATATCTGTAATGATGTGAGATACTCGGTCTAAGTCTATCAAGGATGATTCAGGGTGATTCAATTCAGAGGTGGATAACCCTTTAGATATT